AAATGTATGGTTTATCAATTTGAAGTGGGTATATACCCAAGAATGTTATGGGTTGCATTAGAAACCACTAAAGAAGAAATAGAGTCTAAATTCAACATAGAAGTACCTGAATCAGCTTTAGAGGATGGAGCTAATACTACAAGCCTCATATCTAAACTAAACACTCAAGAGAGAGGTATTCTAATTTTCACAAATGAAAAGAGTTTTAGTATTAACCACTTATGTCATGAATCTTACCATGCTGCACTTGAATTAGCAAAAAGTATTGGTATGAACCTTTCTTTTGAAGACCAAGAACCTATGGCTTACCTTATAGGGTTTATTGGAGAATGTATTAAGAAAGCGGAGATAGCACTTGAAACAAGAATAGAAAAACAATAATTATGGAAAATAAAGAACTTGAAAAACTCATAGATACCTTTTCCAAGGAAATCTTCCATGAGTCTAAAAACGAGAGAAAAATTATTTTACATACAGGGAAACAAGGTATAATAGAATACTTCAAAGCATTACATAAAGCTTTTAAAACTTCAGAGGAGATAGAAGCTTTAACTAAAAAGTGGAATGAAGAATTACAAAATGTAAGTTATATAATATCTGATGATTGTATTACAGTTAATGACTTAAAATAATAATTATCAAAAACAAACACGAATTAAAAAGAGTTTTAACAATGTTAAATATTTTGTAATGAGGATTTATAAACTTGAAGGTAAAAATTATCCATCTCTCAGTAAAGAAGATTTTCCAAATACTCTTAAGTATTTAAATCTTCTCCATGAGGATTTATCTTTCTTTGCAACACCTGAGTATGAGTATAATGCTATCATAGTAGATAATGCAAGAGATTTTAAACTTATGTTTGTAAAGACCTTAGAGAATAACAAAAACGAATTAATATTTGAATTAAATATTGGTAAATTAAGAAAAACAAAAAAAGCTTTAATAAAACAAGCACATGATACTGATTTAGAGATGTGTGAAAGAATTTTTAAATATGTTATTGAAACTAAAAGTTTAATAAAATAATGAAAGCATTAGGTAAAACATTACAGTTAGAAAATGAAGCTTATTACCTCAAGAATCTTGAGATAATTAATACTGTATTACCTGTAAAATTATCTGAAAAAGAAATAGAAATTCTATCCTTATTTATGACTTATGAGAATAACATAAATGGGGATAGATTTTCTTCTATAATCCGTAAAGAGGTTATGAAGAAATTATCTCTTTCTCCAGGTGGTTTAGGTAATCACTTAGCTTCTATGATTAATAAAGGACATTTGGTAAAAACTTTAGAAAATAAGATACAAATAAAACCATATTTGTTTCCAAACCCTAATGAGCAAAATTATCATTTTAGACTTATAAACAATGCTGTACACAAATGATGAATTAATTAGAGAGTTTTATGATAAACACCCAGAGTTGTGTGGAAAATTCTCTATCTTTAAAGTTAAGGAAATAATATCTTCACCATTTCAATTCTTTAAAAAAGAAATAAGTGAAAATAGATTTAGAAATTTTTGCTTTAAGAGATTAGGAAAAATGGTGTATAATTCAAATTATGTTTATACCTTTGTGAAAGAATCAAAAAAATTATATGAAGCTGGTAAGATATCAAAACAAGAGTATTTAAAAATATTTAAAGACTATGAACATGCAGTTAGAAAACATTTGGCACTACGTAATTGGGAACATGCGATACAAGATTTATTACTCGAAGAATAAATTTTTAATAAGAAACCATATTCTTGAGCAGATTGAATTTCGTATTCGTGTTATGAATAAAGAGTGTTATGATAAAGGTTATTGCATAAAATGTGGTTGTCATACAACAGCTTTACAAATGTGTAATAAATCTTGTGAAGGTAATTGTTATCCTGAAATGATGAGTAAAAAAGATTGGAATAGATTTTATACAACAGGATATCCTATTAAAGGTTGGACACATAATATAGAAACAATACAAAAAAAAGATGGTGGTTTTTTGCTTATAGAACTTTTAATGTACAAAAATAAAACTAAATACTTCAACAGTAATGAATTGGATTAATAAAGAAATAGACTTAGGTGTTGTAAAAGCTGGGGAGAAAAAACTTTCTATCTTTCAATCTGCAAGACCATTATCTGATTGGATAAAAACTGTAACAGTTGGTTGTAATTGTGTCAACACTAAAATAACTCCAAAAGGGTTACAAACAACTTATTTTGTCAAAAAATTCCCTGTACACCTTTCTCTAAAAGGTGTGGAAGAAATGGAAATTTATAAAGTTATCACAATCACTTATAAAGATGGTGTAAAAGAATTTTTAATTTTAAAAGGTATATTAGTAAAATGAGTGTAAGACCTTATACAGATAAAGCTTTGTTAGACAAAGTTAAATCTTTAAAATCCTTTAAAAGAATACCTGAAGGATATTGGGTATTGGGGGTTAGAAGCACTGAAGATACTTCTAATAAATTTGATGATAAGTTTTATGTCTTTAAAGGAGAAGAGTTTCAGTGGGTAACATCTGGTTCAACTAATCCTGGTAAATCTGGTTTGCTAAATCCTGTAAATAAGAAAGGTACAGCTATTGTTAAATCTGATGAATGGTATTATGATGTTTGGAAACTTGGTAAACATAAAAACAAAATACCTGCTTATGTTCAAGATAAACCAATTAAGTATTATAGAGATAATAACAAGAATCTTAAATCTGAAGAGATAGGAAGACTTTATAATGGTATTATAGGTATTAACTTACATACTACCACATACTTAGAAGAACATTTTCAAAATAAATATTTCTCTACAGAAGAGATAAATTCATGGTCTTTAGGTTGTCAAGTTATGAATAAACCATACATGTTATGGAAGTTATTATCTACTGAACAAGAGTTTTTAACATATTGTTTAATTAAAGAATTTTAGTATGGAGGTATTAGAATTAGGAGAGATAACTTTTCCTCCAGAAGAAATTAAGAAATTTAAAGATTACATCAGTAGTAATTTTATAGATGTTCACTATAGTGCTCACGTAAAAAAAGATGGTGTAGATATTTTACTTTTCAAGTATGTAAAACAAGATGGTCAATCTTTTCCAGATTTGCATAAAATGATAAGTGTTCCATTCTATAAAAGCAAAAAACTATTTTTAGCTAATTTAAATCAAAATATGATTAATGCTGTTATAGAACACCAAAAAGAATTACGGTCTTTAAATATGAAACATGAATTACTTTCTGAGTTTAGAGAGTTGTTACGGGAATATAAATACTGTTTAGAAATTGATTATCAAACAAAAACTAAAGCTGTTATTTTAGTAAAAGATAAAAATGATAATATAGTATTAGCTAAAACTTCAGAAGTAAAAAGCCCTGTATATCAATTCTATTATGATTTAAATAAATATTTTTGTACAGAATTAAAAAATATAAATGGTGGCAATGATAAAGAAATATTGGTTAGAGAAAGCGAAGATGAAGAAACTTTTTTTTGAAAGTTATAAGATTTGTTTTAAATGTGGCACATACACAAAAGTAGATGCTGGTGGATTATGTAATAAATGTAGTAATGGCACAACTGTTTGATATAAATGATAAAGTGGTATTCCCACATGCAGAAACTCTTATGATAGAGCCTTTTAAAGAAATATGGGAAAGAGATAAATCTAAAGGTAAAGAGATTGCTCTTAAAGAATTTGCATATATAGAATTTATTTCTTCTATGAGAAAAACTAATCCTTATAAAGGATATTCTGAAAAAGAAAAAAGTAGTAAAATTATCAAAGATTTATTTAAAGATACAAAATGGAAACCTGATACTTTAGTTCTTCAAGGAATTAATAAAGTTAAAGAATTTCAGATGGAAGCTTCTGTTACATACTCTTACTTTTTAGCTGTTAAAGAATCTGTTGAAAAGATTAAAGAGTTTTTAAAAACAGTTAATTTAGCTGAAAGAAATTTTAAAACAGGTATGCCTGTATATAAACCTAAAGAGTTAACCTCAGCTTTAGTTGATACAGAAAAAGTTTTAGCTAACTTAAAATCTATAGAATCTAAAGTTGAAGAGGAACTTTTTGAAGAAACAAGGAATAAAGCTAATAAAGAGATTAGTTTATTTGCTGACCCAGAAAGTTTAAATATGTAAGTATGGCAGATAAGTATAAGAATGGTAAAGTAGAATCAATAAGAAATCCTGATGGTATATGGATTAATTCCAATGCTTTTAGAGAAGAAGCAATACATTTTAATAAACATGGTTATTATTGTGCTGACCCTACAGGGTCTCCATCTTGGTTTGAGTATTGGAGGGAGCAAAGAAAAAGATTTATAGAGGGTTATACTGTTGGTGGGGCTACAATAACAGGGGAACATTACTTCTACTTAAACTTTAGCCCTATACAAAAGATTGGTGATGTTGTTGGTAACAGGTCAACTAAAGTTTATGAATCTCCAGACTTTTGGGATGGTGATTATAATTATTTCTGGGCAAGGGAAATTGCAAGGAATGGTGTACTTCCAATGTTTATTAAAGACAGTGAAAAAATAAAACAAATAACTGAAACCAAAGACTTTGAAACAGCAAAAAAATTATATGATAATCTCTTTTTAGAAGTGAAAATTGCAGAAGAGTTTTTGTTTGGTGGGTATAACATGATTGTTGCAAAAGCTCGTAGACGTGGTTATTCTTATAAAGCTGCTTCTATAGCGAGTAGAAACTATTTTACTGTACCTAAATCACTAACAATATTTTAGCCTGAAGATAAAAAGTATTTATACCCTTCAGGTGTATTTACTCATAGCCTAAATAATATAAACTTTGTAAATACCTTTACAGGCTTTGCAATGCCTTCTGATGAGATTAATAAACAAGACCACATTAAAGCTTCTTATATAACATATTCAAAATCAGGTAACAAGATTAAAAAAGGTTTTGAATCCGAGATTATAGCATTAACTTGTAAAGATAATCCAGATGCTGCAAGGGGTAAAGATGCTTTAGATGTATTTATTGAAGAGGGTGGTGCTTTTGGTACACCTGGTTTATTACAACAAACATATAGAGCCACAGAGGATTGTGTTAAAGCTGGTAATATAAAAACAGGTTTAATAACTATATATGGAACTTCTGGGGATATTGATGGGGGTACTTATGACTTTGCAGATATGTTTAAAAGACCTGCTGCATTTGATTTTTTACCTTTCAAGAATATTTGGGATGACAATTCTTCTGATACTAATTGTGGATTTTTCCATTCTATAGATACAAACTTAGAGGGATTTTATGATAGTCAGGGTAATTCTAATAGAGAAGCTGCAAGACAAGTTATACTTGCTGAGAGAGAAAGGTTAGTTAAAGCTGGTGCTACTAATAATGAAATAGCATTAAAAATACAAGAAAGACCTTTAGGACCTGCTGAAGCTTTTGCAAGTGCTGCTAAGAATAATTTTCCTGTTGTAGAGCTTGAAAAGCAAAAGTCAAAAGTTGTTTCTTTAGGTTTGCAACAAACTAAAGGTATGCCTGTTGATTTAATTATGGAGGGAAATTCAGTAATTGCAAAGCCAATCTTGAACAGAAAAGCTACTCCTATAACAAGCATGTTTAATTTGCCTGCGGATAAATCTGGTTGTGTTGTTATATATGAGCAACCTGTATCTGATGCTCCTAAAGGTTTATATAAAATAGGGTATGACCCTGTAAGACAGGATAATGGTTCTTCCTTTGCATCAATGATAGTGTATAAGGGTGTTCATAAAAATAGTTTATACCATTCCTGTATAGTTGCTGAATATATAGGTAGACCCGAATCTGCTGAAGAGTGTGATATAATTGCTATGAAGTTGGCTATGTTCTATAATACACAAATCATGTACGAGAATGAAGTTCCTGAAACCAAGAACTACTTTAGAAGAATAAAAAGATTAGATTTATTGGCTGCTCAACCTGATGGTGTTATTAGTAAGAATATTAAAAAGTCAAAGGTTAGTCGTATCTTTGGTTGTCATATGAATGACCAACTTAAAAATGCTGGTGAGAGGTATGTTAAAGATTGGTTACTAACAGTTATAGATTATGATGAAAATGATAAGCCTATTTATGTTTTTGAAAGAATTTATTCTTTACGTTTATTAGAAGAATTAATCATGTATCATCGTAAAGGTAACTTTGACTTAGTTTCAGCTTTATTTATGTGTATGATACAAGTTCAAGAAGAGTTTATAAATACAGAATATGATGAAAATAAAAAAGATAGCAGATTAAAAAAACTATCATCTTTAATTGGAAATATGTATCAAAAGTAGTAATTTTGAAAAATAATTGGTATAAGCATGGAAAGTGATAATAAAATACAAGACCAACTTTTATCTACAGCAGAGAAAAATGCTTTTGATAAAAAGTGGTATAAAATGAAAGCTGATGAAATAGATAGTTTTCACATGGAACTTGATTCTTCAATTAATTCTGTTTCAGAGTTTAAAAGGATGAAAGTTAATTATGACATTATCAACAATATCCTTGACCTTAAAGAATTTGAGTATGTTTGTAAACCTTATGGTGCTGAAGTAGGAGAACTTCCAGCTAAGATGGTTAATAGAGATATTATTTCAGGGAAGGTTAAAGTTCTTAGAGGTATGGAAATGAAAAGACCTTTTTCTTGGAATGTTATTGCTGTTAATCCAGAAGCTACAACAGAGCGTGAGAAAAAAGAATTTGATTTAGTAAGACAGTATGTTATAAATCAAATTATGCTTCCTATTCGTCAAGAATTAGAAATAAAGGCTGCACAAGAAACAAAAGGAAGAGAACTTACTCCAGAAGAACAACAACAAATCACACAACAAGTTGAAGAACAATTAAAAGCTTTAACACCTAAAGAAGTTAAAAAGTATATGGCGAGGGAATATCAAGACCCTGCTGAAGTTTTAGGTAATCAATTACTTCAATATTTTATCCAGAAAGAGGATTTACCAAGAAAATTTAATGAGATATTTTTTCACGGTATAGCTTCTGCTAAAGAGATTGGCTATGTTGGTATTGTTAATAATGAACCTGTTGTGAAAGTTGTTAATCCTTTAAGATTCACGTGTGATGTAAATGGTGAATTGACTTTTATAGAAGACGGTGAATGGGCTGCATGTGAATACAGAATGTCTCCATCTCAAGTTATTAGTCAATTTAATAAAGAACTTACTAAAACTGAAATACAAAAAATATATGAAGCTCATTCTAAGTTTGTTAATCAATCTTCTGGTTGGTTTTCAAGTAGAGAAATGATGGGTGAACAAGAAGATAATACTATCCGTGTTTTACACTGTGTTTGGAAATCATTACGAATGGTTAAATTTTTAACCTATATAGATGAAGAAACACAACAACCACAAACTATATTAGTTTCTGAAGATTATAAATTAAACCGTGAAGCTGGGGATTTAGCTATAGACGTAGAATGGATTCTGAAGTGTATGAAGTGTTGGAAAATAGGTACAGATATTTATAAACAAATGCAACCTATTCCAGGACAATTTATTGATATGGATAATCTTTATAATGCTAAGCTGCCTTATTATGGTGCTATTCATGATTGCGTTAATTCTAATCCTACATCTTTAGTAGATAGATTAAAAGTTTATCAGTATTACTATAACATTGTAATGTACAAGTTAGAGATGTTACTTGCTTCAGATAAGGGTAAAAAGATATTAATGAATATTAATGCTATTCCAGATAGTGAAGAGATTGATATTAAAAAATGGCAATACTTTTTAGAAACAACACCTGTTGTGTATTTTAACCCTGATGAAGAGGGTAAAGGTTATCAAGATGCAAATACTATAGCTAAAGAAATAGATTTATCTTTGGCTTCAGATATTTCAAAATATATAGAGCTTGCAGAATATTTAAGAAAACAAGCTGGTGTTTCTGTAGGGGTTACAGATGCAGTTGAAGGTCAGATTGGTCCAAATGAGGCTGTAACAAATACAAGACAAAGTTTAATTCAAAGTTCTCATATATTAGAACCTTATTTTGATTTGCATAATACTGTAAAAAGAAATATATTACAAGCTTTACTTAATACAGCTAAAGTTTGTTATAGTAATAAAGAGCCAAGAAAATTATCTTATATTCTTGATGATATGTCAAGACAGAGTTTAACTATTGACCCTTTAATTTTAGAGAATGCAACACTTGGAGTATTTGTTTCTAATTCTACTAAAGCTGAGGAAGCTAAAGATGTTATACGTCAATTAACACATGCAGCATTACAAAATCAAAAAGTTGAACTTTCTGATGTTATTTCTGTTATACGTCAAGATGGTATAGTTGAAGCAGAAGAAACTTTAAAATTAGCTGAAGCTCAAAGAAAAGATTTTGAACAACAAATGCAACAACAACAAGTTCAAGCTCAAGCAGAAGAATCTGAAAAAGGAAGACAGTTTGAGAGAGAAAGACATCAAATGAATATAGAACTTACTGTTCTAAAAGAAGAAGAAAGACGTAAAACAGAAATAGCTAAAGCTTCATTATTAGGAGCTTCTTTTAATCCTAATGCTGATATTGATGGTGATGGTCAAAATGATTTCATTGAAATTATGCGTGGAGAAGTTGACATGAAAGTTAAGCAAGATAAAATAGCTTTAGATAGAGATAAACTTGAGCATCAAAAGAAACAAGATAAGGAGAAATTAAAACTTGAAAAAGAGAAATTAGATATTGCAAGAATGAAAAAAAGTGCTAAAACGTAATAATAGGGAATCTTTTAAAATTAAATATTTAACCTTGACATTTATTAATAATTAAATTTACTTTGTATGACAGAAGAACAAAAAACACAATCTGCTCAAGATGTTAATGAGTTTGGTTGGGAAGACATTTCACTCTTTGAAGAACCTAAAGTGGTTGTAGAGGAAGAGGAAAAAGATGAGAAAGAAACAGTAGAAGTAGAAGAAAAAGAAGAGGAGGGTTTTGACTTCTCTGCTCAGGAAGATAAAACAGTGGGCAACACTGAGTTAAATTCTATAGGTATTGTTTCAAAACTAAAAGAAAAAGGTTTTATTGATTTTGACCTTGATGAAGGAGAAGAATTAACAGAAGACCTTGCAGAAGAAATCCTTGAAGAAGGGTTTGAGATGAAAGTTGATGAAAAGATTGAGGAGTTATTTAAAGACTTACCTGATTCAGTAAAAGAGCTTAATAAGTTTGTTTTAAAAGGTGGGTCATTAGAACAGTTCATTGAAACAATGATTAAACCTGTAAAAACAGGATTGAAACTTGACATGGATTTAGATGTAGAAGATAATCAAATAGCTATAACTAAATTTCAATTGAAACAAGATGGGTATGATGATGATTATATTGCTGACCAAATACAATATTTAAGAGATTCTGGAAAGCTTGAAAAAATTTCAAAAGCTCATTTCAATAAATGGTCTCAAGCAGAAAGAGCAAGACAGTCTGAATTGGTTGAAAAACAAAAACAATCTGTTTTACAGGAAAAACAAATACGTAAAGCCTATAAAGAGAAAGTAACAGGTTTAATAAAAGATGTTACAGAATTTGAAGGTCTTACAATAACATCGCAAGATAAGTTGGTTATACCTTCTTATATGACTGAAAAAACAGTTAAACTTGATGGTGGTATAGAGATAACAGAAATGCAACGAGATTTGCATATGGCTTTACAGGATGAAAAGAAAGCAGTGTTAATTGCTAAACTTTTAAAGAATGATTTTAAATTTAATGATATTGTAAAAAACATTGAAACTAAAGTTACAAAAAAAGTTAAAGAGAATATTGAAAAAGGAAAACAAATACCATCAACTAAAGGTAGAGGAAGTTCACAACCACGAAGTTTAGCTGATTTTTTATAAACACAAAAACAAACTTAATAATTAAAAATTAGACGTATGAGTTTAAAAGTTAAAGAAATGGATTGGATGGCAAATATGACTGAGTTAAACCACTTAGGTAAAGCTCTGTTAATCCAACCACAAAAAATGATGGGTGTACTTGATACACTTTTCTCGGCACAAAATTACTATTCTGATAACCCGATGTTGTCATTATTGATGGGTTCTAAAAATGAACAAACTGTTGATGGTTTAGAATGGGAATGGGATATGAAAGGTGCTGATACTCGACCATTGGTTATAGTAGAGAATATTATCCCTGCAAACACAACTCCTGGTAAATTCAAATCAACATTTCAAATTAAATTGGATGAGAATTGGTTTATTCCTGGTGATGTTATCACTCCTGGAGCTGCTGATAAACGCTATCAAGTACGTATTGTTGATGACCCACAACGTCAAGGAGATGGTTGGGTTTACACTGTACGTCTTATGAGTGATGATGATAATTTCTTCTTAGCTCCTACTTATTTAACACCTGGAACTCAATGGAGTAAATTATTCTCTAACTATGAAGAAG